ATGACAGAAGAACAATTTGAACGGGATTACCCAAGAGATCAGTACAACTATGTACGAACCAATTTCAGAACAAAGGGATCGCATGGGCAAACTGAAATAGAGTCATTTGATATCGTTTCTATCGCTACTGGTGAAACCGTTCTACAGGCGACCCGTACTGAGCATACGAATCTGAATGGATTTGAAACTACTGTAGATTGGGATTGGTAATGATGGAATATTTCTTAGATGAAAGTGGTAATACAGGTGATTTGATTAACAAAAAAAATGACATGGGATTTGCTAATCAACCCCTTTTCACTCATTCATGCGTGGGAGTGCCACACGCGAAAATTAGTAGAATGGAAGGTTTTGTACGTGCACTGAAGAGAAGGCACGGTATAGATGAATCAATTGAACTTAAATCTCAAGAGTATTATATTAAAAAACCTGAACTGGTATACGAATTGATTGATTTTGTAGTTGATGAAAAATACACATTAGTATGTGAAGTAATGGATAAAAAGTATAACGTAGCTGTTTCTATAGTAAATCAGTTTATAGTACCTACAATAGAGAATGCAGATAGTAATGAATTTTTGTTAGTAAGAAACATTCTAGTCGATGTTATAAGTACATATGCACCAGAAATTTGCTTTACAACATTCTCAGAGTTATGTAAAGACCCTTGCGAAGAAAAGTTAATCATATGTATTGATAGCCTGAAAGAATTCTTTTCTAGTGATGATAACCCATTAGATGATGATGGCGATACATGCAAAATGTTCGAAAAAACCCTTCAAGAGTTTGAATACAGGAAAGGTATATATTCAGAAGAGGTTGCAATTAAATGGTTTGTACCTATTCCAGATTTAGATAGTAAGGGTAATGTTATAAAGCTATTACCCAACGTTCATAGTTTTTATAACCAGATTGCTCGCCTCAATAAAATTCATAAAAGAAAACTATCAGATATCATATTAACACATGATACATCTCATGAGTTTGTTACTACCTTAAACTATTGCATCTCAGATATAAAAACAATAAATGTAGACACAATGCCTAAAATCCCTACATGCGATTTTAAAATTATTGAAACTCCAACATTGATATTCAAAGATTCTAAAGATAGTACCGGCATACAAATAGCAGATATAATCGCTGGCTTTTTAAATAGATATATTCATGGGTTACTGTACAAAGGTATAGACATGGAAACTATATATCATGCGACATTCAATAGAATTATAACACCTAATCGTAGTCCAGATCCTAAAGGGACTAACTTTGTAATTCCATTAAGCAAACAACATTGGTTATTTAATCAATTTAATCTCTAATAAGAAAGCCCCTACGGGGCTTTCTTAGCTTCCACCGACCATAATCAAAAGTACTTGTAGTAGTTGCCCTAATGGTACTTGAATTACTACGATTCCAAAGGCATCCAGTACTGGTACTATGATCCAGTTATAGAGAATGATTAGGGTAATCACGAACCCAAGAGCATTACGCCAGTGGAAAGTGACCTTTTCAATCTCTTCTTTGTTAGTTTCTATTTGCCCTTCGGCATTTGTTTTTTCTACATCTGCTTGGATGGTTTTCCTCTTTAGAAAGAAGTCCATCCCTTTTGATAGTAGTTCTAGTATTACACCAATCATTCAATGATCCCCACGTTGTAAACCCAAAAGAATTTACCTTTTACGAATAGCTTTTTTTCTTCAATTAGGTATACAGATAGTACTAAATCTTGTAATACCCATTCTAGTACTTCACCATGTTTGAAAGATTGTGGTTTTTCATAGATTACATTCATGAATGAATTGATCGTATGAGTACTATTTTTCACAACCTTCTGAAATTTCTTACCTAGAAATACTTTATTAATAGGCATTGAATTAGCATCTGGTGTAATGCCATTCATAGTAATTTCACTTGTTAGTTCACCATAATGTTCTTCTAAGTTCATATTAATTCCTTTTCAATACAAATGATCCCTGTACACCAGCCATTACTACACGAAAACCAGATTCAACTTCAGCATAGAAATCATAAATCAACTTCCGGCGTTTCTGTTCACGTAGACCAATTACACGTTTTGTTTTCTTTTTAGTATCTTTTTTACTAGTATCAATTAGGCGTTCTTTTCCATTCTTTGATTTAACTATTTTATAACGACCATTTGAAACATTCTTTTTCAATCCAGAAATGTTACCTTGTTTAGTTAGTTTAGCTGTACTTGTTGGTACAAACTTATCAATAGCTTTTGGTTTTACTAGTACTTCATATAGGTACTTTGCCTGAACATCTTTCACAAGTATTGAACATTGAATAGAATCCTTCCCTTTCTTCTTATAGAGAAAGAGAATTGATCTCTGTGTGAATGGAACCGCACCACGATCAACGGCATTATTTAAATCTGCTTGTACTTTTTTGGATAGGGTACGTGAACGTTTAATTATTTCATCCTGGAATTGTTTGTTTAACTTTTCCCCTTTAGTAGTTATGTATGTTTTAGTACTAGCTACCCCATTTATTCGACTTGCCATGTATTTACCTCAATATTTCTAATAACTCTTGTACTATTCCTAAAAGATGTTTCTTATCTTTAGCATTTGGTGATCTGATCTTCGTCATCATTGCCAGATTTAAACAACCAGGTTTAAGCATTTCATGAAGTATCAAAATGGATTCTACTAATAAAGTTTCACGCATAGTTGGGAAAGCATAGAGGATAGTTTTACAGTACTTTTCACCATCTGATATCTTTTGATTTACTACCTTTGAACTACTTGTATAGTTTTCCCAATTGTTACTTTCTGAAGTAGGTTTGAGTTTCTTAACCACTTTAACTCTCTTATACATCTGTTTAGAACCAATATATGTACTACCATCTTCAAATTGAAATAGATAAACAAACCCAACGTAATCACCATTAGTTAAAGTACGTTTATCCCAATCTTCTGTATATTCCCATTGTTGGGGGATCTGAATATCCATAGCTAAATACCTTACAATTATTTCAACTAAGGTATTTATGAAATGGGCAATTTAAATGAACGATTGAAAGTACTTGAAGGTACTAAATCCTATCAACAATCAAGAAACATTTTCCGCAATGGTAAATTCTATCCATATAAAGATTCAGAAGGTTTTTTAACTGTGGGTTATGGTCATCTAATCTTACAAGGTGAAAGTTTCACTAATGGTATTACTGAAGCTGAAGCAGATGTATTACTTGAAAAGGATATACAAAAAGCACGAGCAAACTTAAAAGTACTTCAATTATCAATCCCAGATGATTGGACGGACTTTATGATCATCATGATTTTTCAATTGGGCTTAGCTGGTACTATGAAATTCAAAAAGATGATAGCAGCACTTAAAGTACATGACTATCCAGAAGCAATTAAACAGGCTAAAGATTCTCTATGGTATAAACAAACACCTAATAGATTAAACTCTATGATAGCAGTACTCATTAACAAATAAGAAAAAAGGCAAGTATACATAGTAGTATCTTGCCTTTTTCCTTTTCACTGTTTTTCAAGTATTGTAATGATCTTTTCAATCTTCACATCTAAATCATGAATCTGTGATTCCAATTTAGCAAGTGAATCCCTCATTTTATCTTGTTCTGATTCGATACGATTAATACTAGATTCTTGTACTGCTAATTTAGTTTCAATATCACTAACACGAGTAAGTAGTTGATCTGTATCTTTAGTATTATCACGGAAGATAGTATATAGAAAAACACAACCTGAAATAACAAGAGCCAAAATAGTACCTATTTCCATAGTGCATTCCCTATCTCATTATTATGTAGTATTTAGTTAATAGTCATATAAGGTAGTACGTATATAGAAACAAGTACTAATATAATAACCAACAAAACCGGCACCACTGCCACCTTCTTGTGTACTATGTAAATCAATTTTAATTTGATTCCCCACTGCTTTAAAACCGTAATAACCAAACATGTAGTACTCAGGTGTACCAGGAATGTATAAGACTACCGCAGATCCAGAAAAGAATGGTGTAACCGCTACAGGCTGACCAGCATCTAATATTACAGTACCATCAGCAACTGAGTTAGCTTCAGTTACTGTTGCTCTGAAGACCTGTAGAGGACGGCTTGAACCATTCCATACAGCAACACCTGACGCATTATAATATGCTATGTCGTATGCCGTTGGAGCTACTACATAATTAGAAAACACATACCAACGCACACTACATGCTGTAGTACCATTTAATTGATACTGCCATGTTCCATTTCGTTGTATGAGATAACCACACTGAATAGCACCAGCAACATTTGTATTAATACGCATGAAACAGGCACATGGGCGACTAGTAGCAACACCAGTATCATAGTACTGTACATTACCATTGCTTGTATATGTCACATCCTGGCGTTTAACCATATTCAATGGTGTTTGATCTGGTGTTAACCAATAAGTACCATCACTACGTAAAATTTGACCACCAAACGCCATATATCACCTTCCTAAAAATACCCATAAAACCGCAGTACTACTAACACCAGACCAAGTAATAGTACTGCCAGATATTCTAATAGAAGGTTGTGTGTTTAGATTATTAGTACCAGCAATATACTGTAATGAATAACCCGTTGGGATTGTATAACTACGTGAACCACTAGCAGGGGTAGTAATTACATCAATATAAACGGCAGGATCAATAATACTAACCATATCATGCCCATTAATGTTTACTTGTGTACCAAATGCCATATTATCCCCTATTCATTTGTACTCGAAGCTTACCCTCTGAATCATAAACTTGAATAAGTGTTTCTGTTAATTTGATTGTGGAAGGTGAAAGTACAGTTTTAGAGAATTCAGTATTGTAATTCGCACTATGTTTAATTCGTTCTTTGTTCATATAAGTTCCTTAATGGGGGAATAAATCCCCCTTATTATAGTTGTCCAATTCGTACTCGTAGAGTACCAGCAGCATCATAAACAGATATTCTATTAGATTCGATTGTCATGCGACCCTGCCCCGATACGTTACCATTGATTGAAATAGTACCTGCTTTATTTATCTGCCAACCTGTACTATTTGCTACATAGTTAGTACTTTGAATAGTATTTGCAATTTTCGCAGTTGTAATAGTACCATCAACAATCTTAGCAGTATTAACACTTAGGTTTGCTATCTTCGCATTAGTAACACTTAGATCTGCAATATAAGCAGTACCAATACTTGCCGCCTGAATCATTGCGGTTTTTAGATATGTAGTACCGTTAACAATAGCAAATGGTGCAGTACCACCAACTGTAGCAGCACTTGAACCACTAACAATGAACTTATCAGCAGCAAAATAAATTGCTGAGTTATTACTTGTTCCACTTGAAGCAACTAGACGTATACCAGCAACTGTACCATTAGCATTAACTGATAATGAGTATTGAGCATCTACAGTACTTTTATTTGCTTTGGCGATCATTTCCTGGTTCACTGTAGCAATTTGACCATTTACCGATGTTGATAATTGGGTAAGTGCCTGCGTTTGTGCTGAATCATTATCTGCTACAGTTTGGGTCAAAGTACCAATACTTGCTGTATTACCATCTACTGTATTTTTAATAATACTTACTTGTGTATTTGTATATTCATTTGATTCATTCACCGCATTATTAATAGCATCAGATAGACGATCATCAAGATCAAGAATATTGTTAATTTCTTCAGCATCTTCTTCAGTAAATTGATACGTTGAATTAATCTTAATTACTTGTGGGGCAGAATACTGAATATTATCTTGTCCAAATATATCAAAGAATCCAAGTTTAACAGTATATTCACCATCTGTGATGTTTGGGATACTATCAAATTCAGGTTTGTTACTTATGAATGTTCTATTTGAAATGCCGTTAACAATGTTAATTACCGCACCAGCATAATCACGTTCAGTACTTTCTGACCAACTACAAAAGAGATTACCAAATCCACCAGTAAATTGTACGTTCTGTACTAATCCTGCTTGTTTATTCTCTACTATTATTTTAACTTCCTGTGAGAACGTACCCGCATTGTATCCCTGTGCTATGATACCAATTGTAGGTTTACGAATTTTTGTAACATTCATATCAAAGGCAAAGTTAAATTGATTACTCTGCGAATAGAATGTATCAATATATGTTTCATCATCATAAATGTTAATGATGTAGTACTTGAAATACTCCTGGAATGATCTTCCATTCACCGTTAGGTTCATCTGATAATCCCAGCGGATATTAAAATCGCCTGAATCTGTTACTAATGCTGATTCTGTTCTATTGGCAAGTACGACACCAGTTACTGAAGGTAGAGAGAAACTAAAATCTGGTACTATTCCATTCAATGATAGACGTTCAGAAAGTAGACCCAAGTTATTATAGGCAACGACTGAGAAATCATAACTTTCCGTATTGCTCAATCCAAATAGTTCAAAGTCTGTTTTCTGTGTATTCGTCTGCCCAGCATAAGTCCAATTACTAGCACTATGTAACTTATAATATACGTAATATCCGCGTAGATACGGATCTGGTGAAGCAGTCCACGACATAGTAACAATACTGCCACCAATAGCAGTACCTTTACGTACTACGGATAAATTTGAAGGTGGAGATACATGAAGTTCTGGATACTGGATAACACCACCCGGCGACCATACACCCGGATCTACACCATCATACATAGCATCAGGGGCTTCTACTGCTGTTATAGTGACATAACCAATATTCTCTTGATCAGTAGGGATATCTTTTGAAAGTACTTTAAACTTACCTGAAATATCAAACTCACTATTAGTAACATTGATAGCATCCCATACTTTTAAATCCCAACCATCAGACGTGGTAAAACTGATAATTTTCAAAGCATACTTTGCTTTAAGTACATCCACATTTACCATCTTAGCAATGACTACAGGGTTATAACACCATGTATAATCGCGTGACAAAGTAATAACTTGTCCGTCATTCTGGATTGCTTCATCAATGGTTATATCACTTGGAATACGTAATACATCTGTAGTGTACATCGAACCAGGATTAGTATACTTAGCATCTACTGTATTAAAGTAATCTGTAGAGCCTGAAGTACTAACCTGTACCCTACCGAACATATTATTTTCATTGAAACTCGCTACGGAAATTGTTTTACGGTCTGTAGTTAGGCAGATTTGCCCCGCATGTACATACATGATACCACCAAAGGATTGTAGAATACCTTCGATGTTATCTTTATATGATGATTGGTAACTAATAGCACCATTAGCATAGTACTGTGATTGCTCACAATACATAGCCGATTCAATAAACGTTTCAAGATTAATTAGACGGGGTTCAATACCCATACCATAAATCTGATTAGTCAGATAATCATATATGATACTAGGGGGATTACTTGTAGAAAAAGTAGTGTTATTGCTTAGGTCAAAGATCTCTTGCCCTTTTAACTCTACCGTCATTGTGAAACGGTCATTAGTTAAAATATTATTCTCTAATGATTCTTGTGTCTTTTTGATAACGGCAGAAATTGATACTACACCGTTACCATAAAATTTATTCGTCCATTTACTACCCGCATATTGTGTAGCAAGCGATTTAGTACCAGAATAATCACCACCAAAACGTACTTCCAATTGAAGATAATCACGATACTTTTGAGCAATGTAATTAGTACTTACTATACCATCTTGTGTAATATGACTTGTTAAAACAGGCTCATTATCAATATAAATTTGTCTAATATGTTTTGTAGTGCCTGTATAACATACTGCTTGTTCTGAAAATAGATATTGGGAACTATCGTTAAGTACGTTAGTCCACGCAACAATACTACCTGTAAGAATCCATGATCCATCTAGTGAATCATCTTTATGTGGTAGTTGACCACCATATATAACGGGTAAACCCGTTGTAGGGCTTGTAGAACGGCTTAAACTGTCCGTTACATCCCCATATCCAGATACACCTATGGCACCTAACATTGATGTAGCTACAAGGGAGATAGCACCCGCAGCCGCACCCCATCCAGCAGCCGCTAAAGCTGTTCCACCGCTGAAGTAGACCGCCGCAGCAACAATTACCGCCGTAATGATGGCACCAAATACGCCACTTATTTTACCCATCTTTCTATTTCCTTACTCTATAGTACTTTCCTTTTTTTGGTTTGGGTTGAAGTACAAAACCGTTATGATCCTCGTTAACTCCAAGAATCCTATTACTTGCAACTACTGCCATAATTAATGGATTATCTGGATCTAGCCATATATCACCATCAATTGTATGTGTGACTTCATCGCAGTACGCTTCAACAATTTCCCCTGTATGGTTCCATCCTTCGGCGTTTAGTCCTGCTATCCCTTCTTTAATGCTGGAGTATTCACGAATTGATAAACTTGTAGTACCGTTGATTAGGTCAATCATTTTAAGTACGATTAAATTACAATCATTAGTTCCATAGGCATATTCATTTGAAATAGCATCTTCTATTATTTTAATTATCTCGTTATGTTCCATTATTTAAAACGCCATGATTGATCCTGGTTTACTTGTCCAAGTAGTGAAAAGTATTCATCATTCTTGTAATAACTTTGATAAACACTATTTGCCGCAATCAATGGCGGTTGTCTATCCAGTTTCTTGTAAACCGAGTTTAGGTAAATTGTCATTTCATTAGTCTTGTTAATTGGATCTGCTACGGCCTGTACATAATCAATAAAGCCTGAAAAGATAGGCATTGAATCAATTACTGTACTGTTATAGGGATTCAAAATAGCAAGAGTAATATTAAATTGGGCATCTTTGAAGAAACCACCAAAGGCAAGAGCACGTACTGAATCATTCACATTTGATATTTTAAAATTGATACTATCATTACTTATACCCTTTTCCTCTGTAAATGAAGGTAGTGAACCTGATACTACATCTGGAAAAGAGATATACACATTACCATTAAGTTCAATATCAATTAGTGAATCTGTCCAGTGAAAAGCCTGTGCTGATTTGGGGAGTACTTCAAAACATGTGATATGTACACCAATACTAAGTACATCCATTATGGTTAACTGTGTTTTTGTAATACCTTTAACTAGTTTGAAGTATTTCAGAAGATCGGCATTTGTATAGATATTTTCATTCATTATTTTATATTCTCTGTTGCCTTTAGTGTGATATTCATAATATTACCAATTGGCATTGTGTAATCATTATCGGGATCTAGTACTGCCTCAATCATTAGATTGTTATAGTTAATAATTTCACTTGCCTGTACTTGATTCTGTAATGCTGGAAATAAAGTAATACTAGTACCAGTACGTTCAATAATTTTGTATAGCTTCTTATGGTTTGTGAATTGAACCATTTCACCCACTGCTAATGTATTACTGGAAGTACTAACAACACGAGTACCCTTACTCGCAGCCGCTGAAGCAGTTAAAGAACCGGTTTGTGTACCATGATAATTACCAGCTACACCCAAAGATAAAGTAAATGGTTTTCCCTGTGAGTATTGAGCAAGAAAGTTATTAACCTCACCTAATGCCGATGGATTGAAGTTTAATGTAAATGAAATTTGATTATATTGGATTCCAGTACTACGCATAATACGCTGCCCTGTCCATGTTTGATTTGAGTATATAGGTTCTACACTCTTAATTTGAAAGTTAGTAACCTTCACTGAATTAGAAAAACTTGCCATGTTAAACCCTCTAAAGTAGTTTCATGTATTTATAACAATGGGGGCATATAGCCCCCAATGATTTATGAATTACGTTTCTGTGAATTACGTACAGCTTGTGATACACCGTTTTGGTGTTTCATTAACATCGCATTAAATTTAGCATCATCACCAGCTACATCACCTTGAATGATCAAAGGAGCATTTACAGTGATATCACCAGAACTACTACCACCTTCATGTTTATCAAGAAATGCTGTTAGCTTCTTGTTTGCTTCAGGTTGTACAACACGTTCACCCGCTTTTAGTACAAACGATTTATTATCATATCCCGCTGGTAGTTCATCTACGCCGCCGTGGAATTGACCTGAAGCACCTTTAGCAGTACTAATAATACTCATACCAAGTGAAAGTACTTTAGCATAAGCAGCCAATGAAGCAGGGAAAGGCGTTGCTAGTGCTTGTGCCAATGCTGATTGGATACTTAGAATAGTTTGAGCAATAGTAATGCCCTTACTAACAGCAAATGCCGCTTGTGCTGCCCCAGAAGATTCACCAAATGCCGCGACCATACCTTGAGCAAGCCCATCAGCAGCATTACCAAAAATAGATAATTGGGCTTGTGCGTTTTGGTTACTTATATCAATTGCTTGTGCGTTATATTTTGCTGTGATTTCTGCTTTACGTTTCTCGTAGTCCTCGTGACCTTTAAGAAGTAAATCATTTTGTTTTAATTCTTCATCCATTGCCGCCTGATTCTCAGATAGCTTTTGATCTGTATTATTATAAGCAAATGGATTATCACCATTGATACGTTGATTCTGTTGATCTGCTAAATAACCTTTTTGTTGATCATTTAGAATTCCAGAACCAATTAAAGAATTAGTATCTTTAAGACCCTGATTAGGATCACTATACCCAGCAAGTGAATTAATCAAATCATTACGATTCTTTGCACCAGCAGCCGCAGCATTTTTAAGCATTTCATCAGGATTAATACCAAGTACTTTAGCACTATCTGTAATTGTCTTTATCAATGCCTGTTGTTGTCTATCGAATTGCTGTAGACGTACTTTAAAACCATCCTCCCCAACTTGAGCTAAAGCAGATTCTAAATTACGTTGTGCGGTTAATCGTTCACGGTTTGCTTTATCCTGTGCTGCCTTCGCCGCCTTTTGTTCCTGTTCTAACTTCTTCTTAGCATCATCAGCGGCTTTCCCTGTGTCAGTCCATCCACCTTTAGGGGCTGCTGCTTCTGCCTGTGCTTGTGTTAGATCATTTTGTAGCTGTCGTGCCTGAGATAGTAGGTTTGCGTTGCGTTTTTCTTGTTCTTTGTCATCCATTGAACCTGTATGTAGTGCTGCCCCTTGATAGTTCAATGCCCCAGCCTGGCGTAACTGCTGCCAGATATCTAACATATCCTGTAGAGTACCTTTTGATTCTTTGATCTTAGTGTTTAGCTCATCAAATAATCCGGCTTCATGAGGTTTCGTATTAGCAGCATCCAGTACATCATTCATTGAATCAACTAGTGGGGTTAATCCCTCTGCGATAGTACCTTTGATACGTGTAGTTAACTTATCAAGTGATTTATCAAATTCAGCATATTTCTTTGCTGATTCATCAGTAACATCTGCTACTTGTGATTGTATATATTGAGTAGCATCAGCTTCATTATTGAATTGTTCTAATGTACTAATCATATGACTTGAATCACTGGCTAGTGTTTCCATCACGTTGACAATTTCAGCCTGAGATTTACCAGCATCACGCATAGCATAGAAAGTATGAATTACTGCTTTCATACCACCATCAGCTTGTTTTAAGTACTTGTTATAGTCCTGTAGGTTTAACCCATACTCTTTAAGATCATCACTAACACCGCCTCCAGCACGAAAAGCATCACCAAGTTTATCAAGTGTATCCTTGTTGAAGTCTCCGAACTTATCCATTTCCAGACCTAGACCCGAAAACGCCTGTGATAGTTGTTGTAATTGGGTTACTGATAATCCAGTACTACGACTAATTTCATTCATCTGAGATACATACTCACGTGATGAATTTACCAATGCCGTTAGACCACCAATACCGATAGCAGTAGCACCCGCGATCCCTGTCATAGCAATACCAAAGTTACTACCCAAACCAGATACACGGCTTGTCAGATCACCAATAGCACCACCAGCATTATCACCAAATTCATCAATAGCTTCTGTACCTTCACGCAAAGCACGACGCAAACCAGATGGATCACCATCAATATCTACACGAATATTTCTATTATTTGCCATTCTTTTTCTTTCCTAATACTTGAGCCTTAATAGCATCACCAATGCTTTTAACCTCTTGTTTCTGATTTCCTTGTTTCCTTTCCTTTCTTTCATTGGTTTTTTCAGCAGTTGTTTTAGTACTATCACCAAGTAGATCCAGAAAATCGAAATCCTGAACTTTTATAGTTTTCTTTGCTTCTGGACTAAGGGAACCATTAGAAAGGGTTGTGTAATAACATTGGTACGCATGTTTCATCATTTCAATATTAGTACCAGATGGTTCTATGAAAGTGTCATAGATCATTAGCATCTGTAGTACTTCTGGATCTAAATTAAAGTACTCATCTGGTGATAGTCCTCTTTTGTTAACCATCTTACAAAAGTACTTTAATTCACTATCACCCCTTACTTTTTTTCAACTTCATCCGTAACATCACTAACTTGGATTAGTCCAACAATGCCAGCATAGATTTCATTTTGAATAACATAATCAATTGCATTAACATTAATACGCCCATCAACATCTTCATCAGCAAAGATTGGATCACCATTTTCATCTTTAACACATAGGATTAGAGTACTTGCCATATCAGTACATTTTTGAAAATCACGACCATTTGGGCGATGGATATAAATTGTTTCACCTTCAACTTCAAATGGATGTAGTTCAGGTTGTAGTTTTTTTAATAGTGCTTGTAAGTTCATTTGTTTTACCTCAATAATAGAAAAGGGAAGATATTCACCTTCCCTTTATTTAGTCTAGATTGTTATTATTCTTCGACGATTAAACCAGAATCTAATGCTGCACCATCAACCGCTAGGGTAAATGTCTTAGTAACAACTTCGTCTTTATCTCCCGCGATAGTACTTGCCGAAACGAAACAAGTATATACAACATAGAAACCAGTTTCTTGTGAAGCATCTTCAAAGTAACTTAGTTTAATCTGACAACGTTTTTGTTCATCTGCTAGTTGTTCTAGTTTCTGATGTACTGTGTTATCTGCTAGATAGTTAACTGCTAGTGAAATATCAGGGATTGATTTAGTACCTAATAGTTTACGGTCATATGCAGAATTAAACGTTTTAACACTAATTACAGTACTTTCAAAACCTGAAGTAGTGAATGTGTTAACTTCTGGTACAGCTTCAAAATCAGTAGCAGGGGTAGTACTGCCAGCAGTATGTGAACCTAGTTCTACTTTAAGATTAGCACCAGAAAAAATATCCATAGCCATAGTTATATCCTTATAAGAAAAGTTATATGGGGTAAATTCCTTTTACCCCGATTGTATTTATTTATTATCAAGTAGTGATTGTACTAATGCTTTCAATTCATCGATCTGTGATTGTTGTTCATGAATAGTACTTTTAACAGAATCAATATCAGTAGCTAACAACCTAATAGAAATAACCGCATCCATCATGATGACATTATTATCTAATATCAGTCTTTCTCTAGTGATTTTACATCCTTCTTTATCTTTTTCTCCTGTTTCCTCTATCGTATGTTTGACATATTGAGGATCTATTTCTTCTATTTGCTGTGCTAAAACTCCACGACGTAGACGTTTTTTATCATCATCATTATAAACAAATGTTACCGGGTTGAATCTCTTGATATTTTCTAAGGATTGTACACCATCAAAATCATTAATATCATTTTTGAAATTTTTATCTGATGTGCCTTGTAAAGCTAACGTACCTGGGGCTGATGGAAAGTTGATAATCCATTGCCCAGAAGAATCAATATTGTTACGTCTAGCAAGATAAAAATTCGCCCCTGGTGATACTTCAAATAAATTCCTTGCACCAATCGTAGTACTTACAGGAGAAGTAGAAGAAATTGTGATAGCGGTGTACCCAGCAGTTTCAAGTGTTATTGTACTAAAAATTGCGTTGTCACCAGTTAACACTACATTTTTCCAATCAGTCCAATTCGATCCTCCATCGGATGATCCTCTTACTGCTACGCTGGCATCTGAAGAAATTTGCATCTGACCTTGGGTGCCCCCTGCACCACCATAACGAGACATATGTAATAACGGGGAATATTTATTTGCCCAATTTATGCCATTAGCACCTGCTCCCGCAAAAACACCATTTACTTTAATTTCATTTGCATTCGATGGAGCCACTCCAGCAGCAGTTGAGCCTATCCCTGGTATTCCTAAATTGTTTCGTGCATCATTTGCACTTTTAGCACCAGTACCACCTTTACTAATATCTAAAGGTATAGCCCCTACTCCTGATAATCGAGAATAGCAACCCCAACCTCCTCCATCATCTACAAAAAGATAATTATCTTTTGAGGGTGACTTTACCTGTGTTAACGTTGAACTTGATTCATAAGTATCTAGCCCAAGGTTTGTACGAGCACTCATAGCATCTGTAGCCCCTGTTCCCCCCTGACCTATCCCTAATGCAATCCATCCAGTACCAGTACTTGCACCCCATGCCCCGTTATTCTGAATACGGATACGGTTAGCCAGGTCATTACTCATCAGATCGGTGTACGTAGCACCCTGAGTTAAACGGTTAACCTGTAGGTTAGTACGTGCTACAGAGAGACTTTGTAGATCAGATAGGTTATTTGCTTTCTTCATGGAAGCAGAATCAAGTGTAGTAATACTGTCAGCTAAATCTCTTACCTCTGCATCTACTTCACCCTTTGAGTAAACGGCAAGGTTGATACGTGCTTCTTCCACATCATCTAGATCACTTAGATTACCTGCAATCGTTAGCTGGGAAGCATCAGTTACCTTCCCTAAACCAACATCAGACTTTGTCAGTACTACATCATCACTGAGTACATGACCATTAATTGTGCGTGTATCTGGTACAGAACCAGTATCTTCACTACTTAGTACTATATCTTCACTGAGTACATGACCATTAATTGTGCGTGTATCTGGTACAGAGCCAGTATCTTCACTACTCAGTACTATATCTTCACTGAGTACATGACCATTAATTGTGCGTGTATCTGGTACAGAGCCAGTATCTTCACTACTCAGTACTACATCATCACTGAGTACATAACCGTTAATTGTGCGTGTATCTGGTACAGAACCAGTATCTTCACTACTTAGTACTACATTGGCCGTGAGTGCATGACCATTGATAGTACGTATTAAGGGTACGTATCGTGTATCCATTTGAGTAGCCGTATAGATACGAGTCCATGCTGTTGTTGCATTCTTAGCAAATAGGCTTAGCGTGCCTGTCTTAGTCATTGCGAATTCAGCAACGCTTGCACCATCAACTAAGCCGATACCCATCATATCAGCCCCTGCAGGATTACCCGCCTGTGTTGAAGGTACTTTGATAAAGCTATTACCCGTTGGTACAGTTGGTGCGTACTGTGGTATGTCAGTTGTATTTGATCCTACCCCATAATCACCCTGATAGATTGGAAGTAGAGCCGCCATAGTTGACATACGGGCAACTACATCCTGTGGGGTAAATGTGTAGGATTTAGTTACTACAGAATTTTTATCACCTGATAGTTGAGTACTTGTAATGAATCCATTCAGAATGGCATACGTCATAGTACTTTCATCCATGTTAAATTCATATTGAATAATACATTGGAAATAGCCCTGTGAATCTGCCATTTCATCAAGGAACATATGGGTAGAATCATCAGGTAGATAATTAACTACAATCTGGAATGGTTCAACGGTTTTATCTGATAGGAGTACAGTATTATACTCACTATCATATGTATCAAATGTATTATTTTCTGAATTGATGGTTAGTACTGGGAATGTATTGATTTCATTTACTGTAACATTACCAATTCCCTGTGGTGATCGGTTTCCCGTATCTATATTATATTGTAAGGCTAACCCCTTACCTGTGATTATATCAGCCATTGACATATGTCCTTATAGTTATCTTGTCTTTTCCGTAACTTGAATATTTATAGTAAATGACAAGGAAACCGAGCCAGTTATAGGATCAGTTACAATGTCTGATTGTTCATATGAATAACTTAGAATAATCAAACCAGCTTCTTTAAAAACACTTGCTTTGTTTGAATCAAAGTACCCAATGATTTGATCATAGGTAATTGAAGGGGCTGTGTTAGTACTATCTGGTTTTGGACTAATCAAATATTGAATTGCAAAACTTGCCGCTTGTCTTTGATTGCCAAAATTAACACTACTCATTGAATAATCAAATGCTAGTTGTTCAAATACATCAACATCACGTGATACAGTTAAATCCTTTGTAGCATTAATTAGTTGTTTCATTGCCCCGCGTACTTTTTGTACTAACATCATAATTAGTAATCCTCTGCGAATGACTGACCCGCAGAAGTACGGTAATAACAATTAACCATGCCTGATAGATCATCTTCAATATTATATATTGTTTGGTTTACACCCTCGATAATTAGTACTGTTCCAATAGTTACATTAGCAGTACTTAAATCATCTTTTCTCATCGTAACGTAGGTTTCTACACTTTCGATAAATCCACCCGCCGCTTCAATAGAAACGGGAAGTACCTCTACAATTCCAGTAAAAGTACTTCCCGTAGAAGTTTTAATAGATTCACCGAAAGCATTTAAAAACACGTCTTTTTGACTGTCGTTAAATGCCCTCATAGTTATTAAGCACCAATAACGATATTTACAAATGCTTCCGCATGAGCTAGAGCAATATCTGAGTAATCCCATACGCGGTAAGCGATGGTATTGCTTGAACGGTAGGTAGTGTCATCAAAATCGATTTCTTGACCTTCCCAGTTAGCAATGATTACATTAGAGAAGTCACCCATTAGAATTTCGCCATCAGCAACGAATTCAGAAACAACTACACGTACTTCATCAGCTAACCACATTTCAACCGCACGATAACCTTCAACCATTGCTTTAGCAGAGGTGTTATCTAGTACAGCGATTTGGCGTAGTACTGCTAGAGTTTTAGCATTCATTACAGCCTTAACAGAACGCATATCAACGTTAGCTTGTGCTAGTTGAGCAATTGCACCTTGAACATCAGCTAGGGTAATAGTGCCAGCAGTAGCAACATCAAAAGTAGGAGCAGCCGCAAGAACTTTATCCATTACGTTTTGTTCTAGACCTTGTGCCGCATAACGCATCAATTCAGATTGAACGAATTGTTCGATATTTGGAGCAGTTAGAATTGCAGTACGGGATAGAGGAATTGAACCACCAAACGCTTTTGGAGTTAGGGTTACTTTAGTGAAACTAGCAATAGAATCTACTTGTTCTTCTGCTTCACCATAGAATTTAAATACCGGAGCAACACCAGCAGCTTTAGGAATACTTATATTACCACGACCCATTAGGCCAGAATAAACAGTAGTATTAAGTTCACCAAGTGCAGAGATTTTTAATAGCTCTGGAATGTACTGATCTTGAAGATCATCTGCTACAGCACCAGCAGCAGTAGTAGTGTTAGTTGCAGGTACTACAGCACGTACAAAACCAAACTCACCGCGATCATATGCTTCAAGAGAAGATTTATCACCAGTGCGAATAGCACGTACCATATCTTTTAATAGATTTTTGTTTTCCATTTTATTGATTTCCTTATCATGATTAGGAGTTTTAATGTCATTTAATTGACGTTTGAAATCAGCAATTGAAATTCCTTTTTCAATTGCATCTGATACATCAATATTTAGTACTTTACCGAGTGCGTTTAATTCACGAACACGATCATTTTCTTCTGTACTATTTAGCGTTTTGTTTTCGAGTTGTTCACGTAATACATCAATTTCTTTCTGTAGTTCTAATTCACGTTCTGAAATGGTTTCTACTACTTCTTCTAAAGTTTCTTGAATGGCTTCTACCACTTCTTCTACTTCAGCTTCGATAGTCTCTACAACCTCTTCTACAACTTCTTCAATAGCTTCTACTTGTTCTACAACTTCTTCAGCTAATGATTTATCATCTTCCATTGATTGATCCTCATTAATAGTATTGTTAGTACTATTTAGTATTTCGGGATCAATACTTGATTCCATTGAACGGCCTACACCAGAAAGTACATCAGCAGGGATTGAAACTAGGGATACTTCATAGATTTCATAACTAGTAACTAGAATACGATTACCTTCAATTCGATAATCATTAATGTTATAGCCAATGCTAATATGAGTTAGTACACCTTCTTGAATCATTTCCCATTCATCATTAGCAGTACTGCTAATTTTTAATGTAGCTCTCCCCACTCGATCAGCGTCCATACGTGCTGAGACTACAGCACCAATTAGATCATCATGATTATGGTTAAAGAGTACCGCCCCATTGTTATTAAGGCGGCGTAGGTCTGCGTTATCAGAACCACATAGAAGAATTTCATAATAGATTTCACCATTGATATCTCGCTCTACGGGGTTTTCTGAGCAAAACGCAACATCAATAGTTCGCGATTCAATATCAATCGCCTGTAGGGGTATCGTTAGTTCCCTCTTCTGTTGTTTGATTTCCATCCTGGTAATCTTCCTTGTTATCCTTTTCTGCTTCTATTTCAGCTAGTACTTTCACTGGATCACCGCCTAATTCCGCGATTACCTGAGTTTTACTAACTAGACCCGCATCAAGTTTTAATATTTCGGCTTGAATATCTTTAACAGGATCTAAACTAATAGGTTTCTGAGAGATATAACGGGCACAAATCAGATCATCAAAGTCGGAAAAACTTAGATCTAATTTATTATTATTTAGCATTTCATTCTTTAGCCATGCTAGATATATTGGCTTTAGTACTTTATTGATTAGTACATTAGTACGAGTACGGAATGTAGTTTGCTGTAACTTTTCTGTTAAACGTGCAGCACTAAATGAAGCATTAGCAGTATCAGCTAATAGGGCTTGTTTAGTTACATTAAGACCCATACTGATCTGATTCATTAGTTCATTTGTGAATTGATCAATACCATCAACACCATTAGTAGGCGTTACAGTTTTAATATCCTGACCATAATTAAGTTCACCAATAAAACCAGCTTCAAAGTATTCTGTATATGTTGGGGTTACACCTTCAACATCATCAGCATCTAATAGTGCTGTACTTTCTTGTTCACTATTTGTAATGAATGCCATACTTGAGGCACTAACACGCTTAGCTGTTAAAGCCGCTTCAGTAAAGTTTTTAAGATCTTCAATTAGTTTACTAGATGCAACTAAATCAGGTAATCCGCGTTCTTGTCCTACTTGATCTGCAATGAAGTAATGACAAATTTCACTTGCGGGAATTACTTCATAATCACCAGTGTGAAAACTATATGTTACTGGATCAAAACGGCAGAAATAGTACTCAATAGGGCGGTGATTACTGTCAAAACGAATTCCATTACTAATGTATGTACCATCGCCTAAATGTTGATTATTTACCTGTAGTAAACGTGCTGAATCAAGTACTTCAACTTTAACTGTACTCTTGATATTATGAATACGAATGAAGCATTCACCATCTTGAACACGAATCTTTTCAACATTTTGTTGGAATAAATCAAAACTTAGTGAACCATCAAGAGAGAATTTATCAGGATCATAAGCCCATCGATCGAATAGCTTTTCAAGTAGTGCATTGATTTTGTTAATTTCTTCTTCAGTATTATCAATTTCTACAGAAGGTTTTACATAAACACCATCAGAACCTACTACACCATCTACAGATAGGTTCATGTACTTACGCCCAATTGGGTTTTTAAGTACAGCATCACGTGATACAGCACGCATAGTTGGAAGTGCTTTCAAGATTAGAAAGTTAATATTACTTCCTGAGTTGGCATTAAAACCAAAATTTAAAACAGCGGTATTACGTACTGCCTGAATATCTTTCTTGAGAGTACTACTTGGAGTTGTTTTAGCACGTTGTTGTTTTTGTTGTTTTTGTACTGGTTTTACTTCTGGAATAATTTCAGGTTCTTGTTTTTTCTTAAACCACATTAGCGAATACTCCCAGGCTTAGGACGAAAAACCGTGATACTCTTAATTGGTTTTCCACCGTTTGAAGTATTCATATTGTTCATCTTGGAAAATAGTTGATTTGCCCTTTTTACATAGCGTTCACGCATTGCTTCAAGTGAACTTAGAGACTCACTTACTAGGGTTTTATTATTGATTGTAATTGAATAGTTAGCACCACCAGCAATTTTATTAGCTATAACTGTATCAATTTCATCAATCATCCTTTTTAGTTGTGCATATTCACTAGTGAAAAGTAAAGGGTTAATTACTTCACTAGTGAAAATACTTGCTAATCCATTGGTAATCTGAGTACAGAAAAGCATTTCCTGTGCTGTACTCAATTCCAAAGTTAGAGTAAATTCCTTTGAAGTACTACCCTGTAAATTATCAAGTGATGTACTAATACCAGACGTTGTAAAACTAATAACAAGTATAGTTTGTGATGGTACTACTACTGTTAGATCCATTGGGTTAGTGACCAAAAAGATCTTTTCGGGTAATAGTGCCATTGCATATCCTTATCATTTACCAAACCAGTTTGAACCCATACCAGTACGCCTATTACGTGTAGGTTTCTTTGGTGGGCTTGCCGGTTCTTCTGCCTTATTTATAGTTTTAGTTTGTACTTTTGATTTATATTCGCGGAGTTTCTTGAAAGGTTGATTACCTAATTTACTTTGAGAATACACAATACTAATCATTCCATATACTAAACAGTCTAAGGCTTCGTTTCGTTTTTGGCCTTTCTTTAGCCTCCAAACTAATTTACCACCAGCAGGTTTTAATTCTTCGGCAGATAGTTGTTCAAAGTAATCTGAAGGTAGAGTACTTGAAAAGCGTAATTGTACTGGTGCGTTCTCTGCTTCAGTACTAAGCATCAAGTTCAGAAGTTTACGTATCGTATTCTTTTGATCATGTACGTTTAGGATCTGTAGCTCGTAACCTGCCTGAGTACTACGCTTGAATAAATCACCTGTAGTACTGCTACTGCCTTTGATGGGATGGTACTTAGCCCAACGTGCTGTAAAGCGTTTTACTGTGTCCGTAGCGTTCCCGTTCGATGAGTCCACGAATACAGCAAGTGTAGGTACTATACGGCCTTGTACTGTGTGGAAGTCCTGACGGCAAAACTTATCTAGATCCGCCCATGCGGTACTTTCAATCTTTGTACAATCATGACCATAGAAAAATTCATGTCCAAGTACATAAATGTTCTTTTCATCAAAACCTAATACAGTAGCTTCTAAGCGGTCTAATTGTTGGTCTACTGATATACAAATTCCTAAAGTGCTTTCAGGTATTTTATGTAGGTTAAATTCATCTTCACGTAATGATTCCAATTGAAGTATATCTAGTTCTTTCGCATATTCATCTTCATAAGGTAAACCAAGTTCATTATTATAGAATGTTTGAAGATTAAAATTATAAAGAGCATCGGCAAATTTACTAACCATTTCAGTAATGGTATTCAATGGGGAATACATACGTGATATCTGATAACCAACTACACCAGGATCACCATCATTACTAGTAGCAATCCATCTACCGTTATCAATCATTTGGTGTCTAGTATGTTCATCAATTACTTCAGAGCAATGAGGACAAATTAAACGGGTAGTAGTACTGTCTGGTATTGAACGACCGTTTTCAAGTTGTTTAAATTCAAATGCTACTTGTTCCCATTCAAAAGTATATTCATGACCGCATGTGTGAGTAACAAACCAACGTCTTTTATCACTTAGGTTATATTCACTGTTAATCAAATCATCTTTATATAATGGGGTACTAGAAATAACTACTAGGGCATCATCACCAAAAGTACTTGTTCGAGCTTCACTTAATTTGATTGGATTACCTTCTTCTGTAGTACCTACGTTTGATACTTCATCAAGTAGTACTACCCTACATGTAATTCCGCGTAGGTTCCCTGGAGTATTCAGATTAAGCCAGTATACGAAAGTACCATTTACCATTTGTGTTTGTTTGGCATTATTAGCAGCATTTTTATCATTCTTATCTGTTACTAAGGGCTTGAGTACTTCACTCGTTTCAATAGCTGGTAGAAATTTACCATCCTTGAATTTCTTCACTTCAGATTCAGAACTACTACCAAAAGCAAAATTACATGGATCATTTGCCATAAGGTTAAATGCTATTGATTGTAGTACTGTAGTTTTAAGTAATTGAGAACATGATTGAAGAACTATCTTTTTAGTACTTCTTTGTTGAGCTATATCCATTGGTTCCTGTTGAAAGGAAAATGGAACCCAATCAAGCCCCATATTAGGCCCATCTACAAATTTAACTACACCATTACTAATCCATTGACTTGTTTTCTGTATCTTCGGCGGTTGTATCGTCGGTAGTACTCTTTGTAATAGTCTCGTTACTTTCTTCTTGTTGTCCATCTTCTAAAATCTCTTCATCCGTGGGTAGTTCAAATTCCATATTTCCTAATTGGAATAAAGTACTATCAATATGTTCCTTTAATATATCGCGTAAATCTTTCGCGTCAGTTTGAGCAAATAACTCTAAGTATGTTCTACTTGGAATTGCTCGCATTGCGGTTTTAACCTGGAATAGATATTCTGTTAGTACTTGTTCAATGTATTCAGTACTTACTACTAAACCTTGTTTCTCTTGTAGTTCTAATTCAGATAATGCCGCTTCTGCCTTTAATTTACGTAGGCGTTCTTTTTCAATTTGTTCTTTCGTATCAGTATCACGTAGCGGTCTGATAATATGATCAACAATCCACGAAATAGTTACGGCATCATCAACGGTTTTACCATGTGGCATACCTTTTGATTTCCAATCACGTACAGTACTTTCATCATAGCCGTACTGAATTGATAGCTGTCTAATGCTAATCATTGTTTTTGTCCTTTTTGAATAATAAGTGAATAAGAAATGAATAAAACTTTTCGGGGTATCGTTACAATGTAACATATATTTAAAAGAAAACGCTGCCGAAACTACGCGAGGCTATGGGGGAATCAGGGGAACCTATTGATTTATAGGACTTATTAATTTCCATGATAATGATTCTTATTAGCAGTACTGGTATCCCCCCACCCCTGCCCTATTCACTTAATTGAATAGCAATTCATTACCAGTACTGTCACATAGAGTGGTACTGTTAATGATTCTTAACTATTTAGTTTCTTCTGTATGTGATTGAATAACTTTGATAGTACCCCAATCATTAATAGCTACACCGCCTATACGCTGTTCTAATAGCATTTCCTGAAGTATGCCGTACATGTGTAGTACTCTTTTCTTTTCGTTGAAACTGGAGCGTTCCAGAGCGTTCTGTAAGTATCTCCAGCGGCCTATCCGGTAGTAGTCTGGTTGTACAGTGATGTACTTCCATCTAACGGATATTCCTTCTGGATAGATATGTATATTGAATTCATCAACGATAATATGAATGGATAGGATTACTTCATTACGATATGGTTCATAGCCAGTGTACTCACCATCTATATTAATGTGAGTAGTTCCATTCTTGTAGTGTTTGAATATTTCCATGTGATGATACTCCCATAGTAGTTTATAGGAGTATTTACATTATTCTTCAGGATAATGAGAACGGTATAGTACAACCGCTATTTCATTATCATAGTAGGAGTTTAGTTCAGGTGAATTGATTGGTGTGGAGTCCATGAGATGATAACTATCATCACTGGTATCATAATAACAATCGGGGAAGTTTGGTGTGGTTATATGGATGTGACCAGATTCAATATCATAAGTGAATCGGCAATTGTAGAAAGTGTTAAAGTACTCAAACATAAAAAATATCCTCATATGGTTAGTATGAGGATATTTATAAATTAGGCTAGAGATTATCCTTGAATATCCTGGCCTGGTTGAATGCTGCCCATAATGCCCCTACTGCGATCATTGCTCCCATCTCTTTAAACAGCTTATCACTGTTTGCAGATAATGAAACGATTCCCCCGGCATATACAGCAAAGAAAGCGAATGATAGTACTAACTTAACGGTATTTGAATCCACTTCAAAACATCTTGCGATGATTCGAGTGAATGCCCCTGGCAACATTGTAATCAGTCCAATACCATAGCCAACCACATATACAAACACATAACCTAAGATTGGTAATGGGTTGTATTGGTTATAGTGATTATAATGATATATCGTAAAAGCTACACCAATCAGATTAAGGGCAAGTAGACCAAGTGCCCCTTTGAAAGTACTTCTTAGTGCTTGTTCAGAAATTTTCATTTCTTCATCATTTCCTTAAATAAGCCACGGTGAATACTGGCAACTACTATAGAAGCTACGAATACAGCGGGTTTAAGTTCCATGATAGTGTATTCATCATCACCAAATACAAAGTATGTAACGATAAATCCAACAACATATACAGCCCATATCATTACAAGCCAGTACACAACACTGAGTGCTGTACGTGCTTTCTCATTCTGGATATGGAACATACTAGCAATGGGTACAGTGAGTAAACCAACCAGCATACCTATCCAGCCATAGATAACAGTGGCGATCATACCCAGGATGAATACAGCAGAATCACCGACGAAAGTACTTACATATTCATCTTCATGCCTAACATTCATCATAACAAGAGCACCAGCAAGGATTGATACTACTGCTAATGCTTTCGTACCTGCGAAAGTGTTTTTAAAGGTTGCTTCAGTTATCATTTTAACCATTCCTGTAAATCTGGTGATAGTACATACACAATAGCGAGTACTAACAATACTGCTATAATGATTCTCATTAATACACCTATGAATTATCGGCAGGAGTTTTGAAAACTTTACATCTTACATTCCAGTGAACCACGTCCAAATTCATCACCATTTGGTGTGTAATAGATGATTTCACCGCGACCATTCAGATCATAAATCTTTGCCAGTAATTTTCCACCTGTAGAATCTGCTTTACCGTTTAGTGTCCATTGATGATCAACACGAACGGCAGTACTCATAATGTTATGAGTGTTAAGCTCATAGCTACGAGTTTCACCATTTTTGAAGGTGATTGAAGTACTACAATCCCAATGGGGTACTTTCTCTTCAATTGGATTACCGAACATAGCAAAAGCTGAAGTTGAAGTACTTGCCAGAATAGCAGCAAGTATAATAGTTTTTATTTTCATATTATTTACCCTATTGAGTAATGAATTGTTGTTTTCGATTGTAGCCAATCACCCTACAAAAGCCCCACTCATAGGGCTTTTAATTGATCATCGGCTTGGATGTATAGTAGCTAATCTATTGACTAATTAATACTACCAGTTCCGGGGGGATTAGCTAATAAGTGCAGCCTCTTTGAATTTAGCTAATAGCTCTTTATCATCAGCACCTGTTTTATCTTTCTTCTTGAATGCTTCAAAATGAGCCATTGCGTACTGGTTCAGTTTACCCCTTGCGTTAATGTGGAATTCCTTTCCGTTGTACTTCGCGTTTAGTGGGTACTCGTTACGGTATTCTTCAGAGTACTTACGCATGAAGGTATCAAAATCTGCCATAGACGGATCTTTTTCAATCAGGGTTTTGTACGCTTCACTGTTTTCAATCTCGGCGGTTAACTTCTTGTTTACTGCCTTGCCGCGAATCGTCTTACCACTCACAGAATCGAATAACTCAATCTGGAATGATTTGTTATTGCTGGTACTGGATGGTGTATTAGCTCTTGTAGTAGTTTCACGGTGTGCCTTAGCAACGCCGCCAGCGGCCTCTAATAGCTCCTCTAAGCTATCGAAATCACCAAGTAAGGCACGTACCGCCTCATTTGATTTTAACGCCTGTAAAGCCTCTGTAGCCTCTTTCTGACGTTCTTCCTTCTCTACTACTACCGCATCACGTACTTCACCGAGGCGTTCTACAAGAGCATCCAGATCTTCAACGTCAATCTGTACGAATTCGCGGCGGCGTTCAGCATCAGCCATAAGTAAGCCAACATTAAAATCATCCTGTAGGATTGTACGGATCATTGACGCTGTAACAGTTTTGATAGTTCGCATTCGTTCACCTGTATAAGAAGTTGGTTTATGTCTGTTAGCTTAGAGAGATCCCCTGGGGGTATAGCTCTAATGACTGAAATCATTGTATATGTTAATTTAAACCGTTCAATTAGAAATTCTATGGGAAGAGTAAGTACACAATGAATGTACTTTTCATTTAATAGGCGTATATAGAAGAGATACGCCTTTTGTTTATTCACTGGATAGTAACGGGCTTGTACTGGTAGTTCCCATCCTCTAACACATCACTATTCATGATCCGGTGTAACAGTTCTTTGTAGAGTACTGAATCACGAGTAATCATCGCCGTTACACCATGTTTATCAATGTACATCACCTGATTAGATGTAGAACATTCAATCACACGGATATTATCATGAAGTTCATATACGAAAGTATCAGTGGATAACATCATGATAGAGATCGGATAGCCCTTATAGCTAACATGACGCACATTAATAGCTGGTACTGATAATGGTTTAGAATTTGACATTAACACGTTTCCTTTTAAGTAAAGCTAATAACGCTTCTTCTTTGGTTGAATGCCATTTCCTACCATCGCTATATGGTTTGTTAACGTGGCGTGGATGGCGTGATAGTACTACTGAACCTACTTTCTTTTCGTGATCATCATATATTTCAATAATGTCACCGATAACATTCATTCTCATATGTTATCCAATTCATATTTGAGTTCTTTAGCTACACAAGCATCAATTACTTCTCTAGCACTTCAATTTTTTTCATGACTGTTACCCCGTCGCTTCGGTGGGATAAGTATTGATCAAAATAGCTATTCATAACAAGCAAAAATAGCTATTATTTTTGTTTCTTAGTGGATTTCCTTGATTTACAAGGTTTTTTAGTTTGAGGGGGCTTTGCTATCAACTCAAAAATAGCTACTGTTAGAGTGGTTTCCAGTAGTAATTGTATTGTTATTGCTAGTAGATTTGGGTTAGGACGTACTCTACCGTTCACTGCCATGTACTTTACATTGTCAATCATTACATAGCGTTCAGTACTGGTACTATGTAGAAAATGTTCAATATCATCTATCCAGTACTTCACCTTCAGATTCTTAGGGTTATTATTAATGATTTCGTACTTCATTTTAGCTTGTCCTTTAGCTTAATCAGTTCCCTTACAGTATAGATATATGGATCTACAGTTTCTTCCTGAAAGAATTCAGTTTCATTCATAGCTAGTACTATACTGTTAAAATACAACCTAGATTTAACTAGTACTGTATCTTCATGTACTTCATATTTAACACCATTGATAATGATTATCATACTCATTTAATCAGATCCCTACAGTACCGCAAGTGATTATACTCACTATCCAGTAGTGGATAATCTTCAATAGTTGGCTGTGCCTTTAGACCTGGAAGAAACATATCCCATAGGATCTTTTTACTACTCTCTGTTTCCTCTGTATTGAACCTAAGACCAAATACAGGTGAATATATCATATCAATATCTTGTTCTTTGTTTTTAATTTTACAGTACTCATCATTCCAGAAATAGAGAGTACCGCCAGATTGTAAAATGATACTTGTTAGTACTTCATCAACATAACAGCGATACTCTGTACCCCATTCAAATTCAATTTTTTCAACTTCCAT